CCGGTAAGGCTGATGCCGTTGCCCGTGACCGTCGCGGCTGCGTGCAGCGCGGCTTTTTCCGCATCGGTCACGTAGTTGTCATCAGCGCCTAACGCAGGAGCGTATGCGGTCGCGTCTGTCGTCGCTGCCGTGCCAAGCCCAAGATGAGCCGAGAGAGTTGACGCATTGATACCGAGAGCAATCGTTCCCGACGAAGTAACAGGCGATCCTGAATCAACATCTATGCCATCAGAACCGGAAACTGCGATACTGGTCACGGTGCCGGATCCGCCACCGCCTGACGCCACTTCCCATGCGGCCCCTCCCGCGCCGTCGGCGGTCAATACATAGCCATCCGTCGCGGCGGAGGAACCGAGATCGGCGGCGTCGTCTCCGGGCTGAATTGCAGAATCAGCAAGACCCCCTTGTGCTGCCGTGGCGTAATCGGCAGAACTAAACGCCTTCACTTGCGCGAGGTTCGTTACTTCGGAATCCATTAGAGCGCCCGCAGCAGTCACGTTGGCCGTGTCCGTCACGTCGGCAGCATCTTCGACATTGATAATAGATCTAACTTGCGAGGCTGTCAGGTCTTCAGGATCTCCCGTGCCAGCGGTGACGCGACCTTTGATCGTGTTTACCGCCATGTTCGCGGCCTTCGTATTCGTCACGGCATCGTCGGCGATAGTCAGCGCCGTCGCGCCCGTGACATCTCCCGTGTGCGTGGCATTTGTGACGAGGCCGGAATACAGAGAGTTGACGGCATTGTCGCCCGTGTTGGTCCCCGAGTGCGTTCCTCCGCTCAAGGTAGTTGACGATGTAATCGCGAGAGTCTGCCCCGCCGTTTGCGTAACGTCCGCGAACTGGTCGAGACTGTTCGCCACGAGTGCATCGCCTCCACCGGAAGGCGCTTCCCATGCCGAGCCGCCGAGTCCGTCTGCGGTCAGAACGTAATTGTCAGTCGCTGCCCCGCTTCCGAGATCTGCGGCGTTGACTGCCCCAAGGGATGTTTGCCCGGTTCCGCCATTTGCAGCCGACAGGGTTCCGGTAACGTCTGCTTCTAGGTCAATTGCGTTACGTGTGATTGTCTGGCCTGAGATTGTGATGTAATCAAGACTCCCGGCAAGGGTAACGTCGCCTGAGTTAGATCCCGCCAGCGTGCCGGATGCTCCGTCCGCAATCGTAATCCCTGAGTTTTGCAACGCCTTGCCGATCGTGCCATCAAATCGAGTAATTGCATTGTCAGTTGATGAGGCAGGACCGACAACGTCGCCAGTTCCTGAGACGGTCGCCCATTCAACATCATATGCCGTCGCGCTAGTTTTTTTCAGGACTTGCCCGGTTGAGCCGCCAACGGGGATTCCAACCTCGCCACCTGTAACTGCGACAGTAACGGCAACCGCCCCGCTTGTGATCGTCACATCAAACTCTGGAGCGGAAATGACCGCCTCGCCGTCTTCCAAATCTTCGCCCGCTTTGACCCATTTAGCTCGGCCTTGTAACCGTAGTAAAGCCGCGTCTCCTTCGTCATCGGAAAAATCAATCCAATACTCCGTATCTCCGAAGTCTTGAACATCTGCTAGTGTCCATCCCCCGGTAAACGCCGGGACTGTCTCATCGGCTGGATCTATTACAATAGAGACGATTTGCGAAGATATGGAGAGATTAGACTCATCGCTATCGGTGCGGAAAATCCTGCGAGTCGATCCCGTCGCGCTTTCCGTTGTGCATCTGATGCCAAATTCTGCGAATTTCCCGGCTAATGGAAAATCGGCATCCATATTGATCGTCATTCTAAAAGACGAGCCTGCCGCGAAGAAGATTTTCGGCAGGTCTTGGACGCCTGATAGGATCGAAGTTGACGGCATAGCGCAAGTCTAACATTGCAAGAAAATAATTCAAGAGTATAATCCGGCCATGATCTCGATTCGCTACGACTCTAACGGAGCTGCAAAATCGGCACCAATGGCGCTCAGTCCGGGCGATAACGTGACTTTTGAGCTAATCAGCTTGGAGCAGGAATTGACGGACGCGAATACCTGCGAGCTTGTTCTTGCGCTGGAAAAGCCCGTTCCGATCAGCCAAGGCGAGTTTGTTTTCGCATGGGATTCAGTCAGCACGGCAGAAATTCCGGCCAGTGATTGCAGTGCCTACGCAGTCGGACTTGCCCTAAATGCGCTTTCCTCGATTGTCTCGGCGGGCGGTGTCGATGTTTCGGCAATCGGAGACGCTGGAAATTTCTCGGTTACTTTCCGCGAGGTCGGAGCGCGAACCGATTTCACTATTACTCACTCGGTCCTAGGCGCTTTGTCTGGCCGGTCATCAGTCATAACCGCCGGTTCAGACTCGCTTTCGGCTCATTTCGAGTTTGATCTATCGGCCCAGGTTCTCGCCCGTGATGTAACTGTTACCGAAATAACCGGCGCGACCTTGACCGTCTCAAATATCGCAACGGGCGACGGGGCAACGGCGCAGCGGGACAAAGTAACGCTCTCACGGGTGCCGGATTACGGCAAATTTCAGATATGGACGGCAAGCGACACCGCAACAGCATGGTTGCGGCACGATGCGAGCGCCTACGAGGTCGAGACGGCGCTTGGCAACATCGAGCCGAATCAATTCACCGTTTCCCGTGGAACGAGCGGCGAAAGCGTCTTTTGGGACATTCGGCGCAATGATTACGGCGTGAACATTGCGTTGACCGTTCGCAGCACGTTCTTGGGTCCGTTTGGCTTATCAATGAGTCTCGATATGTCCAAAGTCTCGCAGCTTCTGCTTGTGTCGGGCGTCAAGTCATCGGCCAAGGCTTTGTTATCGTTCACGGTTGATAATATTCGCCAATTCTCGCAGCCCGTCAATTTGTCGCCGATCATTCGCGAGCAGGTCCAGCCATTATAAGGGATTCCTTGAACGCTCTGGAAAAATACCGTTGGGAAACGGCCCGCTACCTGCAACGGGCTTGCCGCTATACCAAGTCCCTCACGGCCTGCGAATGGTCCGAGCAAGTGCGCAGAATGGACGGCGGGCGGCGCTTCCGGTTCGATTTTGCCCCGTATCAGCGGGAAATGATGGAGACGCCTTACCGTGAGGATGTCAGTCTCACAGTCTATCAATTGGCCTCACGCATGGGAAAAACGGAAGTCATTTCCAATATTATCGGGCATTCCATTTGCGAGCGGCCCCGGCGCATCCTGGTCATGTATCCGACTATAAGCCAAACGGAAAAATGGAGCAAGGAAACGCTAATGGCCGAATTGGTCAATCCAACGCCCGATCTTGCGGCATTACTTGGCGACGATGGCGGGCGGCGAAAAAGCGGCAATACAATCACACATAAGCTGTTTCCTGGCGGCGTGCTGAATGCCTTTGGCTCAAATGCTCCCGGTGAAATGAGACGAGCCAAGGGCAATCTGCTTTGTGCCGACGAAATCGACGCAATCGAGTTTGCACAATCAGACGAGGGCGATCCCCTAGAAATCTTTTGGGTGCGAGGTTCCGAATACCCGGACACGATCAAGATTGCGGCTTCTTATCCATCGGTGCGAGGGCATAGCAAGATTGAGTCCTTGCTCCTACAATCCGATTACCGGGTTATGATTTACGAATGCCCGAAATGCTCTGAAGGCGTGATTTTGACAAGGAAGTTATTGCGCTACGATCCGCACAAGCCCGAGGATGCTTGGCTAGAGTGCCCTAATCAGGGTTGTAAAATCACTGATGCCCAACGAATCAAGATGATTCAGTCTAACGATAAATGGACTCCGACAAAGCCATTTACCGGGATTGCAGGCTTTCAGGGATCGCGCATGATGTCCCCGCATCCACCGCAAAAAGGATTTAAGAGCCATTTACACTGGGCAGCAGTCGAGGAGCTGAAAATCGAGAAAGCGGAGAACCGGGAAAAAGCCAAGCGGGTGCTTGTAAATACCTTTGACGGGGAAACCTATGAGCCTCCCGAGGAAGCGAAGCCAGACCCTATCGGCCTTCTTGGCGAGTGCTACGATTACCTTTCTGCGGTCGGACAAGGCCAAATTGGCATTCCTGCGGGCGTCCTGGTAATAACGATGGGTGCCGACGTTCAAGGTGATCGAATCGAGACGGAGTTTGTTGGATTCGGCCTAAACGGGCAAACATGGGGTCTTGGCTACCATATTTTGCCGGGAAATACGCTGGAACCGGAAGTCTGGCAGAAGCTCGACAAGCTAACCCTGCAAGAGTTTATCCACCCGTCAGGTAAGATTCTGAAACCCGCCTGCGTGATGGTCGATTCCAAATACCGTATGGAACACGTCCGGGCCTTTACATTACCTAGACAGGCACGCGGTGTTTTCCCGGTTGTCGGCTCGACGATC